CGCCTTTCAGGATAATGCGGCACAGGATAACGTCACTGTCACCAGCTTTGACACTGATGGCAGTCCTGGTACACCGGGTACGCCGGGTACAAGCGGTGATGCTCCGCTGGATACGGTTGCTCAGGATGATGAGACGGCTGGGACCGATAGCTCTGCTTCCCGCTGTGATCATCAACACGCTCATGGCCTGCTTGCTCCTGATGCCGGCAACTACCATCCGCCCAGTCACATCAGCAGTGCAGGAGCAGCTGACGGCGACGTTCTGACGTGGGATGACACGGCAGGTGAGTGGGTACCTGAAGCTCCTGCAGGCAGCAGCGGTGCAGCTCCTGATACTGCCGACTACCTCGTGGGCACGGCTCAGGCTGGGCTGTCCGGTGAGATCGTCGTTGGCACTACACCGGGCGGTGAGCTGGGCGGAACGTGGGCCAGTCCGACTGTCGACAGCACGCACGCTGGATCGCCTCACTCCGACTACATCGCCAAGTCGACCTTCAACGCCAAGGGTGACTTGATCGGTGCCAGCGCCAATGACACTCCATCGCTGCTGTCGGTCGGCACCAATGGCTATGTGCTGCAGGCTGATTCGGCAGAGACGACTGGCCTGAAGTGGAATCCGCTGCGGTCGACCCTTAACTTCATCATTGACGGTGGCGGCTCTGCTATCACTACTGGCATCAAGGGAGACGTTGTCGTTGACTTTGATTGCGTGATTGAGTCAGCCACCTTGCTGCTGGATCAGTCAGGGTCGATCGTGGTCGACATCTGGAAGGATTCGTATGCCAACTATCCGCCCGTCGTGGGCGACTCCATCACGGCTTCAGCCAAGCCGACTGTCAGCTCTGCCACGAAGAGCCAGGATACGACCCTGACCGGATGGACTACAGCGATCAGTGCCGGTCAGACACTGCGCTTCAACGTCGATTCGATCACGACTGCCACGCGAGCCACGCTGGCTCTGAAGGTGCGCCGTACCTAGATGGCAGCTCCTGCCTACGGCAACAGCACAAACGCTGGAACGACGACAGCGGGCGGTCAGACATCCCTGGCGATCAACGTTCCAGCTGGAGTCTCCAACGGTGACCTGATGCTGTGCCTGATGTCGCACAGGAACGACCCCGGCACAATCACCTTCACTGGCTGGACGCTGGTACCAGATGCTGCTGCATCTCAGATTGCATCAGCCACGACTGAGCGTATGGCGCTCTACTACCGCATCGCCTCTTCAGAGCCAGCCAGCTACACGCCAACGTGGGTGACCAACCGGCACTGTGTGCTGGAGATGGTCTATATCACTGGGCAGGATGCGTCATCCAGCACGGCTTGGCTGGATGCCATAAGCGGTCAGGCTGAGACATCTGGTGGAACGACCAACACGATCGCTCCAACACTGACCACCAATGGGGCTGATCGTCTGCTGGTCGCCTTCTTTGGCATGAATGCCAGCCAATCAGCTCTTCGTGCTTGGACTCCACCAGGCACCATGACAGAGCGGCAGGATAAGACTTCCGGTACCGGACAGACGCATACATCAGCGGAGACGTGCACTGAGACGTTTGCATCAGCTGGCGCGACTGGGACCAGGACCGCTTCAGCCTCTGGTGGCAACAGTGACAACCACAGGTGCGCGATCATGGTTGCCGTCAAGCCACCGGGTGCAGCCGCGGTTGGCAGGGTGCAGGTGGTATGGGTAGGCTGAGCTGATGATCGATGGCACGGACAGACTGCTTCAGAACATGCGCCGTGAGGCTAGGAGCGCGTCACAGAGGCCGATGCAGCCTGATTGGGTATGTCAGGCCTGTTCTGAGAATCTGACATGGCACAGACGGCAGAGACAGGAGCTGCTGCTTACGATCGGCCAGGAAGCCGTAATCGACTTTGACCTAGTACATAAGTAGGGTATTGACAGGGTATAGGTAGAGCAGTACGGTTCTCCACGCAAGTGAGGTTGCATGGTAGAGTCCATCCACCGTCCCGCTGACTACCTCACCACTGGTCAGTCGGGGCGGTTTCGTATTCCCGGCTACGACGGGAGCCGGTGAGTACATCTGAGAGTGAGGTTTCAGAATGGGCACAGCACTTCTATTCGCCATCATCTTCCTGATCGTCGGCCTGACGATGGCTCTGTACGGCTGGGCCATCAATGAAGAGTGGAAGCAGCGATGATCCCTACTTACAGGCTGTGCCGCCGCTGCCAGTACATTCAGACGACTGATGAAGAGCAGACTTGCACTGCTTGTCGCACGCATGAGCCACGATCACCGGAATGGTGGAAGCTCATCGAGCGATGGGAAGGTAAGAAGCAGCGATGAAGAGTCTGCCTGAAGTGCAGCCATGGTTCGATCACTGCGATACCTGTGGCTGTGAGCTGACCTACCCGCTGGAAGTGCAAGAGGACTGCCGCTATCCCGACTGTGAGAATTGCCACCAGTCGGAGACGGCATCGCGTGCCGCGGATGGTGACCGCTGATGGATTACGTCTACTACTGGGAGACTGATGCGCCACTGACTCAGGAGCAGGAGGCTTCCCACCAAACAGCACTGACGATGGTGGAGAAAGCGTTAATCGCACTGGAAGTGCAGCATTCCGTGAAGGTGCGGCGGCTGGAGATTTGGGTAGAGGGGATTGCGTACAGCTATGAAAAGACGCGGGTGCGATGATGCTGGCTTCCATCCTGGTCATGGCTCTGATCGTTTTCATTGCTACTGCCATCGGCTTCTGGCTCGGTTACTACCTGGTTGGACCGGCACTGACTGACTGGCTGGACGATCGGAACAAGCGATGACTGACGACCTTCCCAAGTGCGTGTACTGCAACAAGCACGTCTACCCAGCCGAAGAGCATCAGCACCGGAAGCTGCACGTTCCGCAACTGCTGGCAGATGTCAGATTCACGTTCCACGTTGACTGCCACCAGGCACGGCTGCGCTGGAAGCAGGAGGATGAGGCATGAGAGTGCTGGTGGCCTGTGAATTCTCAGGCATTGTCAGAGACGCTTTCAGGGCCAGAGGGAATGATGCACTGTCTGTCGATCTCCTGCCGTCTGAGCGACCGGGACCGCACCTGCAGACTGACATCATGGTTGCGCTGACCATGCTGGATGCGGCTGATCAGTGGCCTGATCTCCTCATTGCCCATCCCCCATGCCAGCACCTGGCTGTCTCCGGAGCAAGGTGGTTCGCTGAGAAGCAGCAGGAGCAGGAAGAGGCTCTGTTATTCGTCCGTCGACTAATGGATGCTGATATTCCGCGCATTGCGATCGAGAATCCGATCAGCGTCATCAGCACGAAGATCAGGAAGCCGGATCAGATAATCCAGCCGTGGATGTTCGGCCATGGTGAGACGAAGGCAACCTGCCTGTGGCTGAAGAACCTGCCGAAGCTGCAGCCGACAGATATTGTGGATGGTCGACAGCCGCGGGTGCACCATGCGTCTCCCGGTCCCGACCGCTGGAAGGAACGCAGCAGGACGCTGCAGGGGATTGCCGATGCGATGGCAGAACAGTGGGGTTCGCTATGAGCGCTGAACAGCAAGAAGCCGCCAGTCTGAATCAGATGCTGACGGCTTCAAGCCCTCTGCCGGATCACCCGAAGGGGATCGGAGAACCCATCTTCGAACCTGCACCAGCCTCTGTCAAGAGTCTGCTTCCACCAGGTGCCTTTCGGACAGATGATCACCGCTACTACTTCAATGGTCAGGGTCCGGTTCCAGGTGCCACGTCTGTACTCGATGTGCTGATGAAGTGGGACCTGGTCAATTGGAAGCAGCGTGAGGCTGCCAAGGCTATGTATCAGCTGGTGGCTCTGGATGCCGCCACGATCAATGCTCCGGTTCCTGCTCTGAATGACGAGCTGATCAAGGCAGCGATTGCTACAGCCGATGAAGCTAGAGACAGAGCAGCCAAGATCGGCAGTGGCGTCCATCTGTTGGCAGATATTGAGACGAGAGATGGGCTGGAAGCCACTGAGAAGGCCGTAGAGGCTGGTCTAGTACCGGAAGAGTGGATTCCCTACCTGGAAGCGTACAGGGGCTTTCTAGGCCGTTACAGCGGCTCTTCGATCGTCAGCTCAGAGAAGATGGTATGGAGTGCTGCTGGCTATGGCGGCACCTATGACGTTCTGATGCGATTGCCAGCCGAACCGATCTCATCTGAGAAGCAGTCAAGGCTGAATGCTAATCCTAGATCGGAGCTGTGGCTGATCGACATCAAGACGTCCAAGGGCATCTATCCGGAGTATGGGCTGCAGCTGGCGGCCTACCGCTGGGCTGATGCCATCATCCTGCCTGGTGATCCTCGCCCGTATCCCATGCCACAGATTGACCGTACCGGAGTACTGCATCTGAGGCCTGACCTATACACAGACACAGGATGGAGACTTATTGAGTATCCAACTACCGTAGAAGATGACTATATGGGCTTCCTAGGAGCATTGGAAGCGTATACCTGGCATCAGAAGAAACGTTTTCAGAAGAAGGAGATGAGACTGAATACAGTGACATAAGCCCAGAAGGCCTACAGGAGACTGAATCTGCCTTCAGTACTTAGAGACACGCTGTGACAGAGACAAGCACTGCCACAGTCAAGGCCACAGGTACTGATGAAGCCTGACGTACTTAGAGGAAGAATCTGTGTTCGAGATCACTGGTGGAGTCGACATCCCTGATGGCAGCTACCCTGCTGTTCTGGAGAAGGTTGAAGCTGACAAAGGCCAATTCGGTGATATGCGGAAGTGGCACTGGCTGATTGAAGTGCCTGCCCACAAGAACCAGGCTGGTGAAGACGTTGCTGCGGCAGTGGTGCCCCTGACCCAGCTCACGTCTGCCAATACCGGACCGAACAGCACTTCGTACAAGCAGCTGTCCGCTCTGCTGAAGCGGGACCTGAAGGCCGGTGAGAAGGTCGAGGACCCGACCGGCAACAGTGCCATTGTCGTCATCGCCAAGAACGAGAAGGGCTATCCCAAGATCAGCGAAGTGCTGCCCAAGGTCGACCCGCAGCAGGTGGTCGACGGCATCCCCCGTTAGCGGAAAGCGATACCGCTTCTTAAGCGGGGGTATTGAACAGGCTGCTGGTGAGCGTTGGAATTGAGACCTTCAGGCTTGCCAGCAGCCTGACCTTCAGAAAGGTGAGGCTGATGAAGAAGCAGCACGGCGGATGGGCCACTCAGGCCAAGAGACGCCAGGAAGAGTACCTGGGCTGCACAAGCTGCGGTATGACCGCTCATCCGCGGATGCAGGCTTATCCTGAGCCTGTGAAGGAATCCTTCTGGCATCTGCTGGGGCTGGTCATCTTCGTACTCTTCATGTACGCGGTGATCATCTATGCACTGCCGATCGTTCTGGAAGCAGTAGTCAGATGAGTAACGAACTCGAAGGAGAGTGCCGATGACCGATCCGCGTGGCGATTACCGGCGCGAGGACTGGCGCTCGTCGGGTGAGTCAGGGCAGTCGGATCGGATACCCCCCGTCGTGTGCTGCGAGGGCTGCGTGTGCGAGGTGGCTCACGGCGATTGGCAGGTTGACTACGGCGAGATCACGCATCTTCGCTTGCAGAGCCGACGATTGCTCGACCGCGTACACCGACTGGAAGCGTCCGCCGCTCCCCCGGAAGGGACTGCTTCGGATAGTCCCATCAAGCAGGAGCCGCCCCTCGATGTGGAACGGCTGGCCGAGGCCATCCGAAACACGTACTTGGCCCCATCAGCCAGTCGGGACCTTGATGCTGACAACATTGTGGCTGAGTACATCCGATTGGGTGAGGCCGCTCCTGAGAGGCGACAGCCGTGAATGCTTCCATAGCCTCTTTCATCATTGAGCTGTCAGAGGCTGAATTCCAGCAGCAGGTGACCAGGCTGGCTGAGAATCTTGGCTGGCACTGGATGCACGTCAAGACGACTGGCAAGGGTCAGCACTTTCCGATTCGCGGCACGCTGGGCAAGGGTTGGCCTGATCTTTTCTTCTGCAAGGCTGGCAAGGGCTTCTTCTTCGCTGAGCTGAAGAATGATCGGAAGATGCTGACTGCTGATCAGATGAAGGTGCATGAGCTGCTGTTTGACTCTGGCCTGACTGTTTACGTTTGGCGCCCGTCCATGTTCGCTGAGATCACGGAGATTCTGAGCAGATGAAACCCGAAGAGGCACGGCTAAGGAAGCTGCAGCGCAAGAAGCGATGCGAACACGTGCATCTTTCTGGTCGACGCTGTACAGAGGTCATCGACCCAAAAAAGAAGCTCTGTAAGTTGCATCCAGACAACGTGATAGTGACTCACAAGGGCACGATTTACGCTGTCTGCGCGGATTGCTCCTCTATGCTGCAGACATTCACTCCACCTAAAGGATGGTAGATATGGACGGCTTTTCACTGACTGACTTTCTGAACAGCACGGCAGGCCTGGCAGTCAAGGGCGCATTGGTTGCAGCCTTCCTCGACTTCGCATTTGGCGTCTACGCTGCATTCCGCGATGGCAGCTTCGCTCTTGATTCGCTGGCTGCATTCGTCCGTAAGCATCTGCTGGGACGTGTTCTGCCTTCAGCCACGTTGGCCGTTGCTGCTTACGTCACCGATGATCCGGTGATGACCGCGGCTGCAGCTGGTGCCCTGACGGCATATGCGGCAGAGACGCTTGCCAGCATCTACGGATCGATTCGACCGCCCGCCGCTGCTGATGTGCAGTCCACGGTGGAGAATGCTGCAGCGGCTTCCAATCCGATTCCACAGGACTGATGGCTGATGCTGCAGAAGGTTCTGTACGTCAGTCTCATCGTTCTTTCATGGCTCTTCATCGTCGCAACGTTGCTATCGCTGAGCGAGCGTCTGAGCGGGCAATGACCAGGACTCCGCAGCGGCGTGCCGATGACCACGTCCATCCGGATTACTGGGAAGCCCTGGAGCAGCATCGCTTTGAGGATCGCATTGGCAAAGAGCTGAGCGGTATTCGTCAGGAAGTGGGCAAGCTCCGCAACCAGGTGACCATGATCATTGGAGCGATCGGCATTCTGGCCTTCCTGCTTCCGATCATCGCGCCATTCATCCGCAGCGTCCTGCAGATCAGCCCATGAGATGAGCTGATGCGTATTCCGCCGCTACCGTCTCTGACGGGTGCCTTAGCGGCTTCCATCACACTGGTAGTAGGGGCTAGCGTGTTCTACGTCGTAACGGCACCAGAGGAAGCGATCTTTCCGCAGGAATCGGCCAGTCCTGTGCTGTCGCCAGTGCCATTCACGCCAACAGCCTCTGTGACGCCACCAGAGCCTTCAGAAGCCCCTGATACCGCCACTCTGGTACCCAGTGCCACTCCGACCGCTCAGCCGCCTTCTAGGCCTTCTCCTACGCCTGGCGTGACGCTTGTGCCAGATGTGACGCTTTCGCCACTGCCCACGATCCTGCCTAGTCCCAGCCTGTGCGTTGACCTGCTGGGCAACGTGATCGTCTGTGTGGAGCTTCCCTGATGGCTCTGCTACCGCCCATTCCAGGCAGTGTGCTGACACAGGGCTTTGGTCCCAGTCGACTGCTGGCAGAGCCAGCCATGTACGCATCAGCCACTGTGGCCTATTGGCAGCCCTTCAGTGGCCTTCGCTTCTACCAGCACTTCCATGCAGCTATGGACTTGGCTGCTGGCTTGGGCACGGAGATTCTGGCCTCTGAGGCTGGCAGAGTCGTGGAAGCAGGCTGGAAGAGCAACGGCGGCGGCCTATGCGTCAAGGTGGAGATCAGGCCGAACGTCTGGTACGAACACGCTCACTGCAGCAGCATCATGCTCCCAGTCGGCAGAAGCGTCCGAAGAGGCGAAGTGATCGCCAGAGTGGGCAGTACCGGTACCGCCACAGGCAACCACTCCCACTTCACGGTGCTGATGCGCCAGGTCGACAGCCAGAACATCGCCCGGACCTTCATCTATGATCCGCGGCTGTTCCTGCCTGGTGGCAGCCTTGCCAATGATCCACGCATCAGGCCGATCGTTATTCCGGGGCTGAGAGTCCGGCTGAATGGTCCTGGCATTAACGTCAGAAGTACTCCGGACCTGGACGTAGGCTCAGCCAATATCTATGCCACCAGCAGAGTCGACGGCATCTATCGCAACGGTGTTCGGATCGCAGCCTTGGACGCTGCCTTGTCACTTCACAAGACGGCACCACTGGTGATCAACGATGATGGCAGCTGGTACCGCGTATGGCTGAATGGCGGCTTCCGGTATGTGAAGAAAGAGCTGTGTCATCTGGTATGAAGGCCTCAGAGATCGACATCGTCTATCCGGTCAGGAGCGGAGATGAGAACGAGGAGCTGCGCTACAGCCTTCGCAGCCTGAGCAACGTTCCTCATGCCACAGTCCATATCTCAGGCTTCATCCCGTCCTGGCTCAATGGACACGTAAACCGTATTCCCGTTCCACAGCAGGCCAACAAGTACCGTTCTGCTGAAGCGAACCTGCTGGCTGCGATCGAGTCAGATGATGTCTCTGATCCGTTCTGGCTCTTCAATGATGACTTCTTCATGCTGCGGAAGATGCGGGCCATTCCGATGCTGCACCGCGGACTGCTGCAGGAGCTGATCAGTGACTACCTGGCACGCCATAGCGGTCACTATGTGCAGGGCATGATTCACGCTCAGGAGACGCTGCAGAACCTTGGCGTCGAGAATCCGCTGTACAGCTACGAGATGCATAGTCCGATACTCGTCCACAAGGATGCGATGCGGGAAACGCTGAGCCTCAGAGGCAAGCAGGACTGCTATCACCTTCGGACGGTGTACGGCAATCTGCAGAAGCTGAAAGGCAAGGAATCAGAGGACGTGAAGGTCTACCGCAACACTGCCGATGACTATGAGCAGTGGAAGATGCTGAGTACCAGTGACATCCTGTTTCGCTACAGCAAGGCTGGCAGATTCGTCCGCAACCTGTTCCCTGACCGATCGGTGTTTGAGAAGTGAGCAACGGCATTCCACGCCGCTACCGCCGCTATCGGGAATTCCTGGTATCGCTGATTGGGCTTGACGATGAAGGTGGCGTAGTCGGGCCACAGGGACCAGAAGGCGAGCAGGGACCAGAAGGGCCACCAGGGCCACCAGGTGCGGATGGAGTCGACGGCTCAGACGGTGCCGCTGGTCCGGAAGGGCCACAGGGGCCACAAGGGCAGACTGGCCCGAAAGGCGACAAGGGAGACACTGGCAGCGTTGGTCCGAAAGGCGATCAAGGCGATCCTGGCCTGCAGGGTCCGCAAGGCATTCCCGGCCCGAAGGGTGATACTGGCGATACTGGCCCACAAGGCCCAGCCGGTTCGAATGCTTCCATCCCAGCTGGGATCATCGCCATGTGGAGCGGGCTGCTGTCAGCCATCCCTTCAGGCTGGGCATTGTGCAACGGTGCCAATGGCACTCCGGACCTGAGAGATCGCTTCGTCAAGGGTGCAGCCAACGGTCAGAACCCTGGAAGCACAGGTGGCAGTGCTACTCACGGCCATGCAGCTCACAGTGACCATGCTGCACAGACGCACTCAGTGACTCAGCCCAATGCCCATACGGAAGTGCAGACACATACTCACACAGAGCAGCTGCAAGGCGGCACTACAGGCACTACCACTGGTACTCATCTCATGGGCAGTGCTGCTACTGGTGGTTCTCTTCGAAGTGCAGGGCAGGCCACGTTGGCACCAGCAGGTGCAGTGGCATCGGTCCCCCATGCAGGTACTGCTGTGGCTCAGCATGCAGCCCTATCCCATACCGCCCATGAGACGGTGGGTAGTGAGCCGCCGTACTACGCCATCGCCTACATCATGAAGCTATGACCAGCAGCAGCATCATCCATTCGAATCCTCGTCTGTGGAAGATTCTGAGGAAGCAGGTACTGATCAGGGATCAGTGGAAATGCAGAGTGCACCTACCTGGATGCACAGAGGCAGCCACTACGGTTGATCACATCATCAGCCGCATGGATGGTGGCAGTGACGACCTCAGTAACCTGCAGGCTGCGTGCAGACGCTGCAATCTGAAGAAGGGTGGAGTTTTTTTAGGCAGCAACCGGTTTACAGATGCTAGTCATCAAAAACTACCTCCCCTTTTAAAGATGAAGGCTGAATACTGATGCTTTTACTGTTGAAAGAGATCAGTAGCAGCCTATACACAGTGGATACGTACTGATGTCGACCTTCAGCTTCATCGCTGGGGCTGACTGCGCCGGAATCAGCGGACGGCTGGCAGAAGCCCTGAAGCCTGACTTCCGATCGATGGTCAACGCCAAGAATTACATCGACTACCCGAATGACCTGGAATGGGATCGGAACCTAGCCATCAAGCTGTGGCAGGAAGCGGACATCGTCTACAGCCACCATGGCTTCAAGAGCATTCGCTGGGCGTTGCGGCACCTGCCGGTCAGCAAGAAGAAGCGCTTTCTCATCCACTATCACGGTGCTTCGACCTTCGATATGAAGGAACGAATGCGGCACATGCGCGAGCTGCAGTCCTGGCCCGGCGCGATGGGCGTGGTCAGCACGCTAGACCTGGAAGCACGATCAGGCTTGCCCTGGCTACCAGCTCCTTACGATGTCAATTGGCTGGAATCGCTCTGCCGGACATCCCAAGGGGATCGCGTGAAGATTGCCCACGCTCCGACCAATCGTGCCCTGAAGTCCACTGCTGCCTTGATCGCAGCTGTTGACCGCCTCAGGGACGAGGGCTATCCGGTTGACCTTGACATCATCGAGAATGTGACGTGGGCCGAGTGCCTTCGTCGGAAGGCCACTGCTGACATCTACTTTGATCAGGTCGTCTTAGGCTACGGCTGCAATGCTCTGGAATCGTGGGGAATGCATCAGCCAGTCATCGCGGGCGCGGACGATGAAACGCTGGCAAGGATGGAAGATCGCATCGGCTATCTGCCATTCGCGCCAGCGGATGAATCGTCCATTTACGATGTGCTGCTAATGCTGGTGGAATCCCCACAGACGCGGAAGCACTGGGCCGAGGTTGGGATGAATTACCTGAGAACCTGGCACGACTACCCGCGCGTCAGGGACCAGTGGCAGCGGCTGACAGCGTGAATGCCCTACAAGCCACGGAGACGGCTCTAGAAGGCGCGCCACGTATCGGCCCGGTACCTGGTGCCACTTCGCGTGCAGAAGCCGCTTACAGAGCCGCTGAGAGGCTTGGGATCACTCTCTACCCTTGGCAGCGGTATTCCCTGTGGATTTCGTTGGAGACAAATGAGCAGGGAAAGCTGCGCTACTTCGAAGATGCCGACGTTGTCGCACGCCAGAACGGAAAGACTGAAGAGCTGATCCCGCGGATCGTGGCTGACCTTGATGAAGGTCGACGCGTGCTGCATACCGCACAGAACCGGATTATTCCGCGCCACGTTTTCATCCGCGTGGCTCACGCTTATCCGTGGGCCAAGGTCAGATACGCCAACGGTCAGGAAGAGATCAGGCTTTCTGGATCAGGTGGTAGTTATACGATCATTGCGCCACAGAAGGGCGTACGCGGCCACTCTGCAGACACGCTGATTATCGATGAGATCAGGGAGTACGAATCTTTCGACTTCATCGCAGCTGCAGAGCCGACCCTTACAGCTTCGACTGATCCACAGGTTGTGTACCGATCGAATGCCGGGGATGAGGATTCGATCGTTCTCAACGATCTCAGAGCGCGTGCCCTTTCAGGTGCACCAGGACTGGCGTACAAGGAATGGTCCGCTGATCCTGCTCTGGCGGTTGATGACCGTGAAGGCTGGCTGCAGGCCAATCCTTCCATCGGCTATGGACCGCTCACGATCGATCGGATTCAAGCTCTGTACGAGAAGTACCGCGATGCCAATGAGCTGAGTATCTTCGAGACAGAGCATCTGTGCCGCTGGGTTGTGAGCATGGCACCTGCCGCTGTGGCTGACGTTGCCTGGCAGCAGGCCAGAGGGCACACGGAAGAGCCGGTACGGCCATTCATGGGCATCAGCGTCAGCAGTGATGGTAGCCGTGCTTCAGTGGCGTATGCGTGGCGTCAGAGTGATGGCAAGCTGGGGCTGATCGTCAGGGACTTCACCGGCAGTCCGATCAACAAGAAGATGCTGGCTACGGACTTGGAAGAGCAGGCCAAGGCTGATCAGGTGCAGATGGTTGGCTTTGATCCATGGACCGATCAGGACTTAGCCAGGTACTTTGACAAGGCCAAAGCCATCAACGGGCAGGAATACGCCAATGCTTCAGAACGCTTCGTCAGAGCCGTTGAAACAGGAGAGCTTGTCTGGCAGCACGCGCAGCCAGTCTCAGACGATCGACCGTACACAGCTAGGAAGCACACAGGCACAACCGCTTGGATCGTTGAGCCTGCTAGATCAGATCGCTCAATTACTGGATTTCTCGCAGCCATCCGCGCCGTCTGGCTGGCATCAGCCCCGCCGTTGACGGCAGAGATATACTGAGCCTGCTCGGAAGTCCCCCTGAAGAGCGGTACTCGTGTTGATTGGCGAGTCCTGGGAGAATGCGGCGGTTGACTTGTCCCGCCGCTTCTCTCTGTGTGGTATAAGACGATTGCAGTGACTTCACCCGTTGGCCGCGTCTGGAATTGGCTCACTGAGCCTCTTGAACAGCGCACCGCTGAGCTTGATCCTGACATCTGGTATCCAACGATCGATGAGCAGCTGTACGCACGTCAGCAGCAGCAGGCCATTGGCTCTTCCAGTCGACTGACGATAAAGCAGGCTCTAGGAATCCCAGCGGTTTACAGAGCCGTTTCCCTGATCTCCTCAGTCGTGGGCAGTCTTGATCTCCAGGAATTCATTGGCGATGTAGAGATTGATGCTGCACCAGTCCTGAAGCGTCCCGCTAAGGCTTGGAAGCCGTCTGAATTCAAACGCGATACCGCGATGTACATGGCAAGCCGCGGTGAGTCCATTTGGATGATTGATGAAGTGGGCTTTGACGGCTTCGCCACCAGTCTCCTGCCGCTTGTTCCGGAGCAGATGCAGTCGGACTGGAACGGGCGCGAATTCACTGACTGGTGGACACGCGATAACGATGGCCGTGAAAGGCACTTCAACCCTGCCACGATCCGGCACATGTACCTGACGCGTGATCCTGCCACTGGACGCGGACTGGGACCGCTGCAGCTGTGTGGGATTGCACTGAATGCAGCTCAGCAGGCAGAGGTATGGGCCAGCCGCTTCTACCTAGGCTCACAGACGAGTCTTTATATGGACTCAGCTTCTCCGCTTTCAAGCGGTGACGTTGACGTGTTCCATGAGCGTTGGGCCAGCCGACCGCCCAATCTGCCGAAGGTAGGCCACGGTTTCACTCCGCATAACCTGGCTCTTGATATGGAGCAGTCTCAGGCCATTGAAGCCAGGAAGCTCACACGCTCAGATGCAGCGCTCATGTTCGGCATCAGTGGCGCCTTGATGGAAGTGGCTGATTCTGGCTCTTCAATCAAGTATTCAAACGTTGGTGGCCTAGCCACTGAGCTGATCAGGCTATGCGTTGGACCGCAGTACCTGGAACCGATTGAAGAGGCTTTCAGCGACCTCAGGCCACGCGGGCATGAAGCACGTTTTGACGTTGAAGGTTTCCAGCGTGCTGACAACGCGGTTGCACCCAGCGCTAACGCTGTTGCACCTGTGTCTGATACTGTTCCAGAACCTTTGAGGGCAATTGGCTAGTGGCTGTTTACGTCAATACTTTCAACGGACGGCAGAAAGAGTCTGCTTCTGCTCTAGGCTATCCATGGATTCCGGCAGAGGATGCAGAACGCCCACCGTCGTTTGAGCTGGCCGTTGAAACGGCTGCAGCCATCCTGGCTCGCGTTGGCGACGATCCGGAGCTGGCACAGGAAGCTCTTGATGCTGAGCTGAGCCGTGAATTCCCGCCACGCAAGGTGCTGACACGCGACCTGCAGAGGATCATTCGCAATGCCGAGTCCTGACGAAGTGCTGACCTTCGAAGAGGGAGATCAGCAGCCTGAGATTGAAGTCAGGAGCGAAAGCGATCGGGAGATCGGCATTCGCTTTATGACCTACGGTGAGATCGGGCGCACAGCTCAGGGGCTGGAAGTCTTTGAGCCTGGTGCGTTTTCTGGCACCGATCCCACGTCAGTCATCATTCGCATGGAGCATGAAGGACCGCCCGCGGGACGCGGACTGGCTCTTGAAGAGCGCTCCGATCATGCCGTTCTGATCGCCAGAGCAGCCAATACGCCACGCGGCGATGAGCTGATGTCTCTGGCTAAGGATGGCTTCTTCAAGGGTGCTTCACCTTCCTTCGAAGCGTCTGAAGGTGGCAGCACGTTCAAGTACGTTGATCGTCAGCGTGTGACCGTTCGCAAGAAGGTTGGCTTGCGAGAGGTTTCGCTTACCTGGCGACCGACATATGCGGGTACAGAAGTGCTGTACGCCCGATCGCAAGAGCTAGGAGACGAACCCATGACAGACGCCGCAACGGAAGCGGTCCCAGAGGTGCCGCAGCCGCGCGGCATCGAGTCAAGTGTCGATGAAGAGACATTCACGAAGCTGCAGGAGCGGGTGCGACTGATGGAAGAGCGATCTTCGATCAGTACGGGCCAAGAGCCGCCACAGCCCAGGGAGCAGGAGATTCCCAAGAAGGGCGAGTGGATGAAGGGCGCCCTCACGCTCATGGACGGCGGTGATCTTCACCCTGTCTACCAGCGTGCGCTGGCTGACATCATCAGTGCCGACAATCCTGCTTTCATGCCGCTGCAGTACCAGCAGGAAGTCATTGGCATCATCGATCCGCTGCGCCGCTTCATGGGAAGCACGCGGCGAATTGAGATGCCGGAATCCGGCCTTACGCTTAGCTTCCCGCGGATCACACAGCGTCCGACCGTTGCTGAGCAGACGACTCAGAAGGCCGAAGTCAGCAGCCAGGAAGTGCACACGGACACGGTCACTGAGAACGTTCGGACGTTCGCTGGTGCCGGTGACCTTTCGATCCAGCTGCTGCGCCGATCGTCTCCGGAATTCCTGAGCTTCTACCTGGAACTTCTGGCAGAAGCCTACGCACAGGCCACGGACAATGCGGCAGTCGACAAGCTGCTGGCTTCGTCTCCGACCGCTGGTACGGGTGGCTGGGACGTGGAAGAGCCGCACTTCGGCGAAGCGTTCGAGAACGCGGTTGCCGTTGGCACAACGCTCATCCCTGACCGCATCTGGCTTTCGACCGCAGCCCTTGTGGCGATGATCGACGCCAAGACGCCAACGGGTGGCGGCGGAACGTCCATGTACCCTGGCCTTGCTGGGATCAGCGGCATTGACGGTGGCTCGGCTGGGCCGCTGCCGATGACGCTGCAGCCGGTTTGGGTTCCTGCTCTTGACGACGAGGCTGTCGACGTGATCGTGGGACCGTCCCGCGGCTTCGCGTGGGCAGAGGAAGGCACCTTCACCCTGACGGCGGATGTGCCTGGTCGACTGGGACGCGATATCGCTCTTGGCGGATTCGTCGTCTTTGTTGCGGCCTATCCTGCGGCCTTCACGACCTACGCTCTGACGAGCTAAGGCAGGAGCGAATGGCTGAGTGGCCTACGGTGGCGGCTTTGAAGCGTGCACTGGGAGTCGACACAGACTCCAGAGACGCTGACTTAGCCGCCGCCTTGGCCGCTGCCATTGAGCAAGTGGGCTGGGACCTAGGCTATCTGCAGGTGGAGATCACCGAAGAGTCCGGAGATGATGCTTTCACTCTCACCGGCACAGCCGATGCCGATGAGACAGTGGCAGAGATCGTCCCGAATTACTCCACAGCTCAGGCAGCACTGATCCTGGCAGTCATGGCGATGAAGGCACCAGATGCGCCGTTCGGCATCGCAGCCGTGTTCGATACCGGTGGAATCAGAGTGGCGGCAGAGCATCCAACATACCTACGAATGCTCGTGGGCAATCGCGTGAGCTTTGGCGTTGGATGACTCCGACCGATGACCTGGCAGAAGCCCTCAGGGCGCTGGATGGCCTCTCCGGAGTCAACATCATGGCTGCGCCTACGCAGTCTCAGATCATCGCTCCTGCCGTTGTGCTTCGTCCTGACAGCCCCTGGTCTACTCCATCGGATGGTGGAGCATATTGCTTCGATCATCAGCGGTATGTGGCAGTGGTGGTGGCCTCCGCCGCTTCCAGCCTGGATGCTATGAGACGCATCTACAACATCTGGCAGGTGATCATTGCCAACCTACCGGCAGGCTGGCGTTTTGATACAGTGGATGGGCTGGTGCTGGATGAGACAACTGGTACCGCATTCTTGGCGACACAGGTACATTTGAGCTACTTCAACAACGAATCATTGGAGGAGTCCTGAGATGGTCGCACCGATCATCGTTTATCGACCGTTGCTCCATCTTCAGCCTCTCGACTCTGAAGGTGAAGAGGACGGCGCCGCGGTCGACGTGAGCTGCGATATGAGCAGCGTTGAGCTGACGGTCGACACTCCCACAACGGACGTGACGACCTTCTGCGGCAACTTCCAGATTCCGGATGACATCACCGTGGGCGCCACGATGGAAGTGACCGTGAATGATGAGACAGACAGCCGCTGGTCAGCCCTTGTTGGCAAGCGTGTTCGCGCTGACCTGTGGGACCGGACAGACTCTGCCCGCTATCGCAGCTTTGAGACTCAGATTCAGCTGAATCCTTCGCTCTACGGTCCTGACGATCCTGGTGAGGCAAGGGCATTCAGCTTCGATGTGGCAGTCACATCTGCAGTCACCTGGCACGATTCGGAGTCACCGTCCTGATGGACTTTGATCAGGAGCTTCAGCAGCAGGCACCGGAGCAGCCGCATTGGCTGACGCGCGAGGAGATCGATCGGATCGTCGCCTACGCAACAGCTGATGACATCGTGGAAGCGATGGCTGTCTATCCCGACGTTGCCGCCCATCCGTTGGAGATCAGCCGTGAGATTTTCAATCGATCGGCTGCAAGGCTGGGGCTGACCAACGGGACGACGGCGGCTCAGATGGTGCCTGCTCGGGCCTGGAAGGAATGGACCCAGCAGCTGCGCTCCCTGATCGGAGAGGGTGACGACCCTTTACCAGAGGCTTCAGACCTCTCGCTAATTTCTGCCGCTACTGGGGAATGACTCCGCGCGAGGTACGGGATATGACCATTCCCGAATACCTCGCATTCGCGGAATACATGGCGCGGGACCTACGCGAGAGAGAACGAGCAGCCAGGAAGGCTCAGAGCAAGCGGAAAGGCCGAAGGTGAGATGCCAAAAGACCTTACCTTCGGCCAAAGGGCACTACGGCGCATCCTCAAAGAGCTGCAGAAGCCTGACGATCTAGAGCAGGATTACGCCAGGGCCATCTTGGATCAGGCCAAGAAGAACGCTGCTGGCAAGCCCACCCCACAGGCACGCATGGCCGCTTCTGTCATGGTGGCCGAAGGCGGCAACATCTTTCCGCGCGGCTCTGCCGGATTACCAGAAGTGGCGGTCGGCATAGGGTCCGAATTCGGTTCTGCCGTATGGCCTCAATTCCACCGTGGGCCGAATCCTCGCGGGTACTGGCTGTATCCCGCTACCAGAGACTCCGCGGTGCTGGGCAAGGCTGACAAGAGCCTAGAAGAGATACTGGCTGATGCTGCACGCGGAATGGGCTTCTGATGGCACGTCTTGATCTTGTCGTTGAAGCGATCGTCAAGGGCCAGAACAACATCAAGGGTCTATCGAATGACCTTGACGCTATCGATGGCTCAGCCAAGAGGCTGGATACCAGCTTCAAGGGATTGGTCAAGGCTGGTGCTGCCATTGGTGGCGGTTTGCTTGGCGTGCAGGCTGCGGCTCAGGCTGTGGAATTCCTCTCCGATGCTGTCAACAAGGCGGCTGAGTTTGAGGATGTAGTTTCCGCTTCCGCTGTGACCATGGGTACTGAAGCTGTGCCTGCCCTGGAAGAGTGGGCTGACAACGCGGCTTCTGCCTTCGGTGCCTCTAAGCAGCTGGCTCTTGAATCCGCGGTGCAGATGTCAGTGTTTGGCAAGTCTGCTGGGTTGGCTGGCGACGAGCTTACTGACTTTGCTACTGAGATGACCGCGCTGGGCGGTGACTTGGCTTCTTTCTTTGGTGGTAGCACGGAAGAGGCAATCACAGCCATTGGTGCCGCTCTTCGCGGCGAGTCTGAGCCGATCCGCCGCTATGGCGTGCTTCTGGACGATGCCACGCTGCGACAGCGGGCCTTTGAGATGGGCCTTGTGTCGACTACGAAGAATGCTCTGTCGCCACAGGTGCGAGTGCTGGCTGCTCAGGCTGAGATTCTGGCTCAAACGTCTGACGCGCAAGGTGACTTCGGCAGAACGTCAGAAGGCATGGCGAACACTCAGCGTGAGATCGCTGCAGAGATGGAGAATCTGCAGATTGAGATTGGGCAGAAGCTCATGCCCGTTGTGCTGGAGGTGGCTCATTTCATCAGAGACACCGTTATTCCGGTATTCGGTCACTTCGGAGAGGCGATCGACTTCGTTGGTGAGCTGATCAATAACGCTGTCAATCCGTTCGGCCCGCTGCTTGACGATCAGAAGAAGGCAGCGAAGGAAACAGACAAGCTCATTGAGCATCAGGCAGATGCATGGGCTGATTACAGCAACGTTCTGAGCAGTGCCTTCAAGCCAGTGCAGGAAGCGGCTCAGAAGATCGCACGTATCCCGATCGAAGAGATTGAAGCTCACTGGGACGAAGTACGCCGCGCAGCGTTTGAAACGACGGTGCAGCAGAAGCTTGGATTGTTGGATGGGCAGAACCAGATCAAGGTGGGCATGGAAGCCCTGACGCGGCTGCAGGCTGAAGAGCAGACGAAGCAGCAGCGGATCGCCTATCTCACAGGCCTTCTCAATTCACAGCAGCTGGCAGCGGGACTCAGAGACGGTCGACCTGGCGTGCGCGGTGCCGCCAATGCGCTTCGCGCTCAGATTGTGGCTGAACTGGCAGGGCTTGGAGTCAATGCCTACAACAGCGGGTATTCCGTGGGCAGTAACGTGGCTGCTGGAATTTACGCATCCTCACATCTGGCCGATGGAGCATCCTCGTATCTGGCCGCGAAGATCAGTGGCTATTTGCCGCGATCGAATGCTCTGGTCGGGCCACTGTCTGACATCATGGACGTGGGCGGGGCCATCGTCACTTCGATTACGGGTGAGATGATCGATCACATTGGGCAGGCAGAGCGTGCATCGGCTCTGGTGGCCTCTGCACTGGCCGTAAGCCCGTTGACGGCTTCTGCCCTTGGTTCTGACGTTTCCGCGGCTTCTGTGGCTTCTGGTGGCTTCACAGGGCCATCTGGCGGGGTGACCATCATTCTGAACGTTGAAGGCGACCTGACAACTGATCGTGAAGCGGGAGTGATTGACCTGATCCGTCGCAGTGGCACGGTGGCTGGATTCGGTGACCTGGATTCGGTGATCAGCTGATGCCGCTGCCACTGTGCGAGGACTTGATCACGTTCCGCAGCCAGAGCCTGCAGCTGCTGGATGATCTCGGGCAACCGCTCATCTACTTCGATCTCCTGCAGGGTTACAGTGAGCCAGTGCGAGTCAAGGGCGAGGACTGGAACGTGCCAGGGGCTGCAGGCCGTATCTGGATGCCGAAGATCGAAGATTCGCTGCTGTTGGAGCTGGATGGCTTCGCACGCGGCCAGGGTGCTGATCTCAGTGAACGTCAGGCTTCATGGCGCGATCAGAGCGATATTCTTCGCAGCCTCTTCAGCTTGACTGCCACGCCAGGTACGTTGGCGATTCTGGCACCGTATTTGGGGCTGGAAGATGACGTGAGCATTGACGCTGCCACGATCAACGTTGTGACTGGGCCAGTGCTGTCGAACATGACCTATCAGCGCTGGAACGTGAAGCTAGAGGCCTTCGATCCGGCTTTTGAAGTAGCGTCCTGATGCTTGACGGTGTACGGGCGCTGGTCGCCTATGACATCTATCCCGGTGACGATCCGATCGATGGAACGCTGCTGGTCAGGCTGACTGAGGATGACTGCCAGAAGGGAACGTACTGGCGTGCCGTGTTCCGCGGTGCCGGTGAAGGCAAGATCATCCTGCATGCTGACCATGCTGCCATCGCAGCCGGTCACTTCGTTGAAGGCAACTATGTTCGGGTAGTCGACCGCTCTGCCGGATTCTCCGAAGAGGTGATCGGTGGCTTCTGGCTGCAGGCTGGTGACGAGGTAGTCGTCAGCAAGAGAGAGCTGGGCGGTGAATTCCGCAGCCTGGGTGGTCCCGGCACGCTTGACCTGATGAATCGGGCGACGTGGCCCACTACGCTGCGATCACCCTTTGATGACGAGCTGGCTCAGCATCAGGCCTACCAGGATGCCAACGGCTATCTTCGCTTCACAGGTGAGACGTACGGCGGCATCTTGGATCGACTGTATGAGGAGATTCTGCAGGACGATCCTTCACCCTTCCCGCCCGGTATGCCGGGTCGGACCTGGAACGATACGACCGATACGCTGGGCAATCCATGGACTCCTACCAGTGGTCCGTATGACCTGACCGTAGGTGACAAGGCTGGTGAGATTGCTCTTGCCATCATGCGTAATGGCGTTGACTTCTTCATCAACCCTGACAGCTTCACGCCGACTGCCTACGTTGCTGGAACGATAGGAACGGATCGAACGTCTGCCACGTTTGCTTCCGGAAAGGTCCGCTTCCAGCGCGACATCAATATTCGCAACGATCTCAGCAAGGCCATTCATGCATCGGCCTATGCCTCTCATGTGCTGGCTAAGGGCCAGGACGGTATCAGCTGGGAGGAAGCTGTTGATCCTGACTGGTCGCCAGGTGAGCCGGTCATCAGGGACACGATCAATGTTGCGAATACCAGTGATTCGGCCATTCTGCAGGATGCGGCTGAAGAATCGATCAGGCTGCGGAAGCTGGCTCAGGCAGAAGCACGCTTCCCGATCGTCAGCGGCAATGCTCCGCTGGAAGGGCTGTATACCGCGGGCAATGGCAGGCACTTCAACGTGGGCACGCTGGTCACTCTGCATACCGGTACAGGTGCCCATGAATTCGATGAGCAGCCGATCCAGGTTGCAGCCATTGAGTGGCGCATTGAATCAGGCCACGGCCATGATGTGTGGGTTGAGCTGGGTGCCCAGTACATCGATTCTCAGTCAGCCAAGGAGATACGCAGCCTCACAACGCTGACGCGCTGCACTGGCTGTCCGATGAGCCTGTGCGGTGCAGCCACGCCGGGTACGCCAGGTGAGCCGCCCACTGGCGCGTCAGTCGTTTGGACGCGCACATGGGACTACGAGGATGACGACCTTAACAGTACGCTGGGTGATTACCCATTCGGCCAGAATTGGAATGCGGCTGGTACCGGTGAAGCCGGGATGGGCGGTGCCCTTACCACTGACTATGCCCGATCACCGGGCAATGGCTATGCGGGATTCAGTCCCAAGGCGCCGTGCGTTCCAGGTGGCACGATCCAGATAACGGGTGAGATTGCCCGTAACTGGTTCTCCGAAGAATTCGCGGTCAAGAAGTATCGTGTCCGCTTCTACGCCACGCTGGGTGCCGGTGACACGTCCTACATCCAGCAGATCTTTCTCAGTCCTGATGCCTGCAGCCGGTCATCTGCTGCTTCCTTTGACTTCACCGTGTCAGTCCCAGCTGGTGCGGACTACTTCAAGATCGCCTTTCAGGATAATGCGGCACAGGATAACGTCACTGTCACCAGCTTTGACACTG